AGCGTTTCGGGCAAATTCACAGAGAGCGAGAAATGGGTGAAAAGTCACTAACCCATATTCAAGTTCAAACCTTTAGGTACTATGAGATCTTTTCAGACTAGTAGACCGCAAGGGGCAGTTACAGTTGTGAGGCTGAACTAACGCACATGAACATGCTTTCCGGTGGGACTGAGCTACCAAAAGAACAGTAAGGTGCTCTTCGGAGTTAGGGTCATAATGAGTGTACATCTGACCAACTAAATTGGTCCCGAGGATAGAATAGTATCTTTGTTTCCATACATTACCCTCGAAATTTCGCAGGTGAGCTGCACTCGATTGTTGCCAAGTTTTAGAACCAATAAGAGGACTTTCCTTGGTCAAAAAGACAATCGCCTGCGGCCGACGCAAAGAGAAAACACGTGAAATGAGTTCGGTCCGAGTTTTCGCGTCGACTGTGCGTGAGGAGGAACGTTTAATTCCCTCCAGATACTGAGCGTAAGCTTGACGCAACATTGTCTTGATGTGGTCATGGCCTTCGAGAAATATCACAATTGTTCTCAAGGCTTCGTTGTATGCAGATTCGTCCACGAACAGAGGCTCGATCTGCGTTGTCGAGTCGTCTTTATCGACAGTTGTCACATCCATCGGAATGTGAGGGCTCTGATTCCTTATCCTGCGTGCGAGCCAAATCACGCGCATCGGCCAAAACGATGCGAATTTCATTGAGTTGCCTCATACCGACCGAGGCAATATCAAGAAGAACAGGATCACTGAGATACAAATGAACAATGAGCATTCCCAGTCGATCTTGCACCTCATCGAGCAGTGCAAAGATTCTTTCTCGTGGAGTAGGTGTGTTCATGCTATCGAATGAATCGTCTCACGGAAGCAAAGGTCGAAGATTTGAATCACGTTCGAGCCTCCCGTGGGGAAGGTAACTGCGTTACCATTCTGATCAAGAATAGACATTTTGAGCAAACGAAGCACCATGTAGGGGGCGGCGGTGTTCATAAGAATGTGGCCATTAATTGAGGTTGTAACTTGAATTGTTCTAACAGAAACACCTGCAATAACGCCTGCACCGCTTGATACACAGGATATGTATTGAGTCCAATCCTGGTACACTTGTGTCGCAGCAGGCCCAGAAGGGCTAATATCACTATAACCGACTAATTGAATTTGCATCACAAAAGTGCCGGCATACAATGATCCACTGAAATCACTTGATTTTGCGTACATGGTAAAGGCCAGTGTCGCATCAAAATCCGCCCACCCTCCACTTTCAATCTTCCAGCACGTAGCCAGAGTAGTTTGATTGGGGCTGGTGTAAGGATAAGCCCCAGGGATTGAGGCCATGACGAAACGTTGATCTTTATACTTTCCGAGAAAATCAATTCCATAGGCAGGGGTTGGAGATGTCATTGGCAATGAAGCAAAATCCCCAAATACCACAGGATTGTTTGTACCGTCTCCAGTGAGCTGGAGATAATCGGACGCAGTTGGCAGCCCATATTGGTGGACACGAGATGGCTCGCGACCAACTTGAACTGAGGGCCTTCCCGCCGTCATTTGACCAGTGGGATTTGTTGCACCAATTCCTTGGCGCTTGACATCAAATACTTTCTTCATAGACATGTTGGGTGCTTGATATCTGCTGCGTCCTGAAGCTGGTGCCCTGGGCAACAGGTCTTGTTTTGGCACATCTTCAGGTTCGGAAGCGAGGAGTCCGCGAACTGTCCCTTGGTGGCGCAGTGCTGCACGAATGAGTAAAGCACGGGGGCTGTTGAAATGCCGCAGCCGTTCTGCTGCAGTATAATCAGCTTGTCGCCTTTGGGAGTTCGACTCACTCTCGTATGCACGATCGTGTTCTCGGCATATTTCGTCGACCTCATCATCTGGTCGAACAGAGTAATCACAGGGAGATTCGTAGGTGCCACCGCAGTAGCCGGGCCCACAGTATTTACCGTGAACCTTAAATTTGAACATGGACTTGGACATTGGGTCATATGAACTGTTCACTCAGCTGAATACACCATTGGTATTCGATGAAGCCAGTGATGGCACTCATGGCATCCCCATAGTCTACAGCGAGCTTGAGGTAATCAAATTTGCCGTCAAGGCGCCAATTGGTTGCGCCAGTAATAGGCACAAAACCTTCATAAGCGAGATCTTGCATTCCCCACCTAAATTCTTGAGTTTGGGAAAGCTTCCTTTCGGCATTTTGTTCTTTGTTTTCGATCTGCTCACCCGTAAGGGTGGTATTGTCACCTGCGTAATCGAAGACTCCATAGAATCTTCCAGGCACATTTGTACCAGCGACAGGGCGCCAAATGGCTCGAAAGCCAACTAAACGCATTTCCTTCCAAATGCTCGCAAGAGCTGCAAGCTTAGATGTTAATTCGCCGGCATTAGGTGCAAGTTTGTACACAGTCTGCCAAGTTCCGCTTCCGTCAAGCGTGACTATGCCGTTCGCAGAACGCGCGCGCAGCACAGCGATGACAACTCGTCTACCGTTCGGCAATGAGCCGCCGGGCTTGAGTGTCGTCAGATACCCTCGATCAAGTGGGCCAAGAGCGTTCCAAGAGAACTGACGGGGGATCAAGGCAAGTTTTCCTTTATTACCTCTCATGTTCCGTTCGACATCAGTGTTTTTAGAAATGGACATGTTTTTGTTGTTTTGTGGTTTTCTTCGTGGCACGTTGTAGCGTACCCGGAATGTTGTGTTGCCTCCTCTACGGATAAGCAACTTGCGGGGTTTTGCACCCGCGTGTTTAGCGCTTTGCTGTTTTGACTTGAGAGTGGCGAGGAACTGCTTCCAACGCCGCTCTTTTTCCGGTCCCGGGAGTTTCGCCCTTTTTGGGTGGGCGAGAAACTGTTGCTTGTTTGACATAAGCAACTCGCGTTAGATTGGGCTCTAACACACCCGCAATATTGTTTATAGGGCCAGGGGTGTGCGAATTTGTTGAAACGAAATGTTCCCAATCAGGCTCGTCTCGAAGAGAAACAATGTCCGGGGCAGGTTCACAGTAAAAGGCTCGAATTTGATCTTCATTCCAGTAACGATGCATAGCTACTTTTCCTTCGTGCGTGCCAGCAAAATGTTCTTTACAGTGTAATATTTGCTTGCGACAAATGTCGTCAAGCCACTTATATACAGACGGTGTATAAAATGCGTAAATACGCAAGTCGAGCAACTTCATGAGTTTCCCAAAGAAGTGCAAATTTGAATGATCAAACACCGCACTACAAACTGACCTCGATGTGATAATAGTAGGGACCAACTTGTGGTATTTCTCATCCCACACCGAGCGTTTGGAAAGGAAGTAGGCCTTATCCGGAGGCACTTCCTCATCGTGAAGTGGTTCGTATGGCATCCATGGTTGCATAACCGTATGGATGTTGTACATGTTGAAATACGGGTAGAAATGATCTGAAACCGACAAAAGGCGGTCATCTCCCATAAACAACTTCTCCACATTCGCGATGAATTCGTGGTATGATAGCTCATAATCTATAGGGGCAGTTGTTTTCAGCCAAGCGGTTGCTGAAAGAATGTAGTTCCACCAACAGTTAAAGAAAGCTGTTAGCAACCAACCGCTCGGGTTACAACCTATCTGCACAAATAGATTGCCAAATCCATCCACGACAAGTTTGACGATTGTTTTTTGGAACAGGTCCTCGAATTTGTCATCCACAGGGCACCACTTCTTAAGTACATAGTGCCAAAAGAGCCAAAATGCTTCCGCTGGGATGCGAAGATCATAAGCAGGACCATCATCGTCAATTGATTTGTTGAACTTTAGGTGGGGCGCGAGCATGCGATGCCAACCACCATGGAATAGGTCATTGCCGAGAGCAAAAATGTCTTTGAAATTCGCATTAAACCATTCCATCATGTTGCCGCAATATTTTCGAGCAAGGATCTCATGCTCAATGCCAGCAATCATGAATGTGCGTGTTTTTCCAGCTTCGACTCTAGGCTGGTCACGCAGTTCGACTTTGGGGCAGACTTCAAAAATATAGTCATCAACTAGCTGCCCTTCATAGGCGAGAACGAACAATGGACATTCAATGAACTCGCCTTTACAAGTAAAGCCACAGCGCTTTGCGTAATAGCCTGGGCCTGATGTTTTCGTTATGCCTGCTTTCACCTCATTAATTGTCTGCAAGGCAAATTTGTGAGGAATTCCGCGAGCATGTGCCTCGCGCTGAAACCACTCCGCAGCCCGAATAAAATCGGAATCAAGTTGCGGGTGTCGTATACTAGCCCCCTTAGCTAGATTTTTAACTTCTGCTTTCCGCGAGATTTCGGCAGGAAACCAATAATCTGGGAAAGGTATGTCCATCAGATTGGGCGCCGTAAAATCCACGGTCCAGTCGATGTAATACTTGTCAGAGTAATTTTGAAAAGCCGGAACGTGACCCATGATAGGACAACCATAGGCCGCGGCGTCAGAAGTAAAACGGTTTTCTAATTTGGACCCGAAGTACTTGACACTCCGACTAAGGGGGGGATCTAGTTTTTTGACGGGGGAGCAATTTGAGCGGCATACTGACCGCTAGGGTGGTCTTTGACAAAAATGTTGAGACACTTGTCAATTAGGTCAGCAGGTTCAAAGTGATTATCAATACACTTGCCGCCTTCAGAGTGGCCATTTGAGTGAAGGCCAACGACTCTACCTTCATTGTCTATGAGCGGAGCCCCAGAGTCACCGTTTTTGAGACCGGCATCATGAATTGTGGGACTAACGTAATGGAAGTTCGGCAATCGTGATTGATCATGCCGATACGCTTCCTCGGTGCCTTTGAACTCACCGGTTTTGGTACATCGAATGAACGGGGCTATACGGCGACCTTTATGAGGGTCAGCCATAGGCTCAATCGTACAGCCAGTAATGCTCATACCCATGAACATTTTAACATCAGGTCGGACCTTGACACACGGGAAATGCGATGGACGCGCACCAATTGCGACGTCAACGGGTTTGTTAGCGATAGTCAGAGTACTAGGCCAGAAAGTGAGCTCTGAGGTGTAGCCATTGAGCATAACACCAAAGCCAATGTAAGAGCCATCAGGTTGAGGGGTAAGCACCCGAGCGACGTGTGCCGCAGTTATTACACCACGTACGTCAGCCCAAAAGATTCCTTCAGGTTCATCATTGTCTTGCCAATGTTTCTTTGACTTGTACAAAGCGCCAACATATTGGTCTGTCCAGCGAGATGTATTGACAGGGTTAGTGCCATGAATTGCATTCTCAGGAACAGGAGGGTCCATTTTGTTCTTGTGATTGAAGACACACATGTTCGTGTGCCCAGCTTCACAAACACCGCAATCATCCTTAGAGAAAAAGATAGATCTGGTTTGCGGGTTGTCTTTATGGACTCTACAAAGTTGAGCTAATGCAGTTTTCATTGCTTGTACGTCATTAGGGAGAGCCAACTGTTGTTGATTCTTCTCAGCAGCCAATCGATTCAAAATCTGAAAGGCATGAGTTTGTTTTGGGGAAATTGCGTCACGAGGGCGCTTAGTTTGAATTCCAGTAATGCCACCATTGGGTTGCAGGTTACGCTTTTCACGTCCCTCCCAGGCAGCTTTCTTCATTTGCCTTACACTCGCTTGATCAACGGGCGTGAGTATTTTGGCTTCAAGTCGGTGGAAGCGTCGCTCCATTTCATCCTCGTCTTCACTCTGACTGTCGTCAGGTCTATCAAATTTTGAAAAGAAACGATCATCTTTATCACCGTACAAATTACCATATTGATCATACCGCGCACGCTTAACAGTTTTCTTTGGGCGATTGTGTGGGACAAACTCGTCCCATTGAAGGGCTTCAATGTCATCTGGATTTAGGGGTTGGTCAACGCGAAGCTTAGCCTTAGCATACTTCACGCGTTTACGCATCCATTCCTCGAAGTCTTCATCCTTCTTAGAGTTGAGCATGCGGTTGACTTCAGCTTCAAACTGAGAGCTGACCCGATGTTTCGGAAAAGCCCAGCGCCAGAGCCACTGACAAATAAGAACTGCTCCCCAAATAAGCAACATGATTAAACCACAAAGTACCACAGCAATAAACACTAGGTAAGTTATAGCAATCAAAGGTCGTGCAATAAACAAGAAACAGCAAAAGTCAACAGGGAACAAGCACCAATTTTTAAAACGGTTCCACCGTGTTTTGTCTTCGGTGGTGTGGTACATATTATTGAGCTTAGCAGTTTCCCAGGCAAGGTAGTGGCAATCCCAAAAACCATTGTTTGAGTCAAGATTGTCTTTGAAGAAAGTCTTCACTTTCTTCCGAATTTCTTTCCTACACAGAGCGATGTGTTCGGTGATCTCGAGGATTTGATCGCCGGTTGCTTTTCTCAAGCGAACGGCTTCCTCCTTTATTTTTTTGAGGCGATCCTTGATGAACGATTGGGCATCGCCAAGACGGTCGTGTGGCGTGAAAACTCCAACTCCATAACAATCAATTAGGAAGGAGTCAACAACCGGGTCACCATACAAGCGCTTCCTACGACGGGAGTGAGGTTGTATGTCTTCAGGCTTAATACTATTGGAATAATCAGTAAAAGCGTGGGATAGACTTTTGACATAGCCACCCAAAGTGAACCACGTCCCCGCTTCTTTCACAGCGGTTTTTAAGTCAGAAAAGAACATTGTGCCGACTAGAACAGCCATTCCAACGACACTAAACCCAAGAACTGAAAATGACAACAGTTCATTGTGTTTTTCTTTGACGTGTGGGTTGATCTTTTGAGCGCGTTTTTGTAAGCGCTCCTTCCAATCCTGTTTGCGATGGGAAGTGTAAATAGAGATCATAGACCAAATAAAACCGGCAACCAACCCGGCTAAGATCAACCAGGTCCACCAGTATTGCCCGGAAAGACGGGACTTGCATTTATTGGACATTTCAGCAAGTTGTTTGAAGATTTTGTATTCGCGTGGACGACCAATCACGAATTCTTCTTTGACGCAAGAAACAGCGTGCATTTGTTCGTCGTATTGGCATCCAAATACGACCTCGACGAGAACAACTCTTTGCTCTTCGTCGATTCGTGAACGGACAAAAATTTGGGTGCTGGCAAGACCAGCAAGGATACGATTAAGGTCACGGACATTGTCGGCCACTTCGTAAGGGCCGCCAGGTGTAATGAAAAGTTTAGCGAGACGTTCGTAATCGTCCGATTTTCCAACTTTAAAGACTTGGTAGTCTAATTTTTTTATGGCAGCCAACACAGGTTCTGCGTTGGCGAAATCCGGATCAGTGTTGATCCACTGAAGGGCGAGCAGCGGTTGCTTATCAAGCATGTCAATCAAACCAGTGTTCGCGAACTCAAGCAATTTGCGAGCTGCGTCGACGGAGACATCATAAGTATTGTTTTCCGCGATCTTGACACCACTACGCTCAAGCACATTCAGGCTAGCGTGTTGTAAAAAGTTTACCAGCAATCTACGTGGGACGCTGGGCATGAAATTAATCATGAACGGTTGCAGACGGAACAGATCATACTCCATATCATGGAGCCGTGATTCAGTCAACCGATAAGAACCGTCCTCGTTTATGGAGATTCCTTCCATCTCAATCACAAACGGTTTAGCAGCCGGAGCAGGTGCTACCTTCGGCGCATCGGCCGAGGGCAACTCAGCGTTTGCCGTTGCCTGCTGGGCTGACTCTGGATTTGTTTTATCCATGTCGAAACGTAATAGTATTCAGACCGAAACTCTTCTCCGGTGAATAAATCTACCCACGTTTGGTATTGCGCTAGCGCGTTTTGTTGCCTAACAAAAGGCAGGCGAAGAACCTCAGGGTCGAAAAGACCAAGAGCTGCTTCGAGAGCAAACGGCTCGTCCGTAAAAGGCTCGGCCGTAGCGG